CTTCTTCCTATAATTACCATTTGTGTTAAACCGTCTTCTTTATATTCTTCGATTTTTTCAATCTCTCCATCAAACCTCTGTAAATTAATTGAATACTTTCCTAGCATATAATCTAAAGAATTTCCTAATGAATGGTAAGACTCTTCATTTGAAGTTGCTCCATCCGAGTCAAAATATGCTTTATCGGGAAAACTTAGAGTTAGTAGTTTTTTATTCTCATCTATATTAGATACAGAAGCATATAGGAATGAAAAATCCTTTGATAGCATTTTTACAAATACATCTTGTTTTCTATCATTAATTCCTTTAAAGTCAGTTAGTAATGTTTTGTCTTTTTTATTGTAGGCTCTTCTTAATAATTCATCTTCCGCTTGTAAAGTATATGTTGCACTAGAAACAATCGATTCTGTTTCTAATCTTCTTTTTGCTTCAAGAACTAATGTTTGTGTTCCGCCGCTAAAGTCAGCAGTAATACTAGATACATAATAGATGTAATTACCTACCTTTACTTCATCACCCGCATTTAAAAAATTTGTAAGATTATGTTCTGTTCTCACTGTATAAGAAGTAGCAGCCGAAGAAGGAGTTGTTGCTATCTTTGCCCCAAACGATTTAAATTCATTAAAGTCGCCTCTAAAAACTTGTTGTCTAACCCTAAAAGAATCTCCTTCTTTTATTTTCTTTGGTAATACTCTATAAGGGTCTGCTATTTTTATTTCTGCCAAACTTCCTTTTTCACCGAATGATTCTTCTAAAACACAATCTATTACATTGTAAGATAGATTTGATTTATCCTTTGAATAACCATAAGAAACATATCTGTATTGTCCATTGTAGTCTTGACTTGCAGTATCAGTTATTGTATCGTTATCATCTCTTCTAGCATTAGTAAAACAAGCGTCGTTTGTAAATGGAGTATAGTCTAAAATTGTATTGCCTTCATTACTTGTATGAGTGGTTGGATTATCTTGTTCTTTTAGTTTATCTATTAATTTAGTTTTTAGAGTGAAGTTGCTATAATCAATTATAGTAGTTCCAAAGTCCTCTTTAGTAGTAAAGTGGCTATCTATTGCCAATGTTTCAGTAGCATTAGAAACATAGTCTCCTTCTTTGAACATGATAGTGTGCTTTATGTCGTGGTTTAATTCATTCTTTTTATCTAAATATTCATTAAAGAAATAAAATAGTGGCCTAGCACAATGTAATTCGTAGGTTGGATTATTTTTAATTCCCGCCCCTATAACTAATGGATGATTACTAGTTGGTATAGGAAAAGAAAACAATCTAAATTTAACTCCATTAGCCACTTCATTTCCTAATTTTGGCTCAAATTCAAAAGCATCTCCCTCTACATCTTGAGTTAATTTTTCTGTGACTCTAACAAAATGATGTTTTGAAAAATCATCGGAATGAATCATAGCGAATAAATAATGAGTATCTTCATTCCAACTATTTATTCTAACTCCTGTATCACTAGTATTATCATAACATTTTATTTTAAAGCCATCTGTCGTTGCTAAGTTAGCATATTCTAAACCTAGAACAACAGTTTGACTGCTTGCAGTAGTGCCTGTTGCCCTTTTAGAAATGGTGAATGAAGTTGAGGAAAGTATGTTGTCAATAGTAGTATCATCTTGTAATTTAGAATGATGAATACTTTGTCCAACAAATAAATCGTCTGTATTGCCACTTGATAATGAAATCAAAGAACTGTTTTGTGTAATGGTGCAATTGGCTAAAGTGCTTCTTCCTAATGGAGTTAATACAACGCTTCCTGTGCTTTCGGGAGTAATTGCTATGTTTAATCTACTAGTAGTTAGTGCTGAATCAAAAACATAAAGCATTGGATTAGTAGGACAAAGATATGCGGTCTTTGTAAATGTAAAAGACCTACTAGTAGTTACTGAATCATTAGAATTTTTATTCATTGTTGCCGTATTAGCCCCACTATTAATAGAAGTAATTATGCTCCCATCGGCTATTCCTGTTCCCGAAACTTTCATCCCAACAAATAAATCCGTAGTGGTTAAATTGCTAATAACCGCACTACCTGTTCCGGCAGTAGTTCCTGTTAAAACAACAGTATTTGGGCTAGAAGAAATGGCTACTATCTCGGTCATTCGTCTATCTCCTCAAATCTAAAATAAAATAAAGTATCTTTTAAACTAGGTAATAAGTTATTAATTAAGAATTTATTTCTTATTGTTGTAGTCATGCACATTTCATGTAGTTCTCCCATAAACTGTTTGTTAGCCGTAGCACTATCTTCTCCTACTCCTTGATTGTCGTTAGAACCAATAAACAAATCTTCCTGTTCCATAGAAAAATTAGAACTTGTATCTATGCTTTGGCTTTTTTCAAGTTTTCCATCCAAATAAATATAGATATTTTTTGTTATGTCATTATAACAACAAGCAATATGATATTGATTTTCAATGTAAGAAGGGTTCTTATAAGAAGGTATGAATATTTTTGTTCCACTACCTATACTACTAGAAGGAGCAGTATTTAGTATAATCCTATCGGGGGTGGAGGCCAAAGAAGCAATAGTCCCTAAAGATGTAAATGTAAATCCATCTCTTGTAAATACTTCTTGGTCTTCATGGAATTTAGCAGTAGAAGCAACCGGAATTGATTCAGCAGTATTAGAACCATTAGTAGTTCCACCAATGACATGTGTTTGTCTACTGTTTGTGTCAAATCCTTCTAATGTGTCCGAAGTATAAAAATGAGTAAATCCGGTAGTAGAAGTAATAACTGCATTATCTGTTGTTGCGGTATAATCAGTTCCTCCTATTTTCAAACCCACTTTAATTTTATATTCAGCAGGTTGATTTTCATTGTGTAGTGTCGAGTTTAGCAAAGACACATAAAAATTAGTGCTAGAAAATATTCTCATTTCATGGGTTAGCCTAGCACTTTGAGTTAGGTAATCTTCACTTTGATGATTAGCACTATTAGCACTACTAAATATAACACTAGGGATTACTTTTTGTGTAGAAGTTGTATTTGGTCTTGAAGTAGCCGAGTATTGCCCTACTCCATTTATGTCATAAGGAGTCAATATACTTTCAAAAGTAAATGAACCTGTATGCGCCCAAATTCCATAATTTATATTGTCTGTTGTAGAAGGAACATTGTCGCTATAATCTATTTTAACATGAGCATTACACATAACGGGGAATATTAATCCCCTTTGTTTACCCACCAAAACATCATACATACTATCACCTATGGAACAATAACCGCAGTTTCAAATTCTAAACTAAAAGATAATTCATAAGTTTCTCCGCTTATATCGCAACTAAAACTTCTAATGAATCCTGTCAATCCTGTATCTGTTTGTGCATCGGGAAATGAAGATATTTTTGCAGGAACTCCTACATTATCTAAAGCATTATTCTCTCCTCTTGAAGCAAAGGTAAATGGAACTAAAGTCCCTGTTTCTCTATCTGCCGTATCAATGCCTCCTCTTTGAACATAATTTGAATCAACAAAAGAAGGCATTAAAATTACTAATTCATTAAATGCTTGGTTTTCTGCAAATCCTGTCGAATCTACTCCCGACGCTATTAATTGAGCAATTTCATGTGCGGTAAAAACAACATCTGTTTCTGAGCCATCATGTGTTTTTTTGATTTGTTGGTCTAATATAACTCCTTGAACTGATACTGTTTTTTGAGCCATGCCTAAATCTAAAGCAGCAGTAATTGATTCACCCGTAGCAACACCGGACAAAGGAATAGGAAATGCAGGGATTGTTTTACTTACTGATATAGAAACCGAATTAGCCTTAAGAGGTATAGTGTTAATGTTCAAATCACTACCCGAAAAACTTTGTAGTTTTAAATATACATAACTCATATCATCACCTTACAAATCCACTAGAAGAAGTGCTTCTATTCATTTTACTACTTATTAGATTCCCTATTTTTTCCGCTATTCTTCTAAGTTCAGCATCCGAAGTATCTTTGGCATTTATTGTAACGCTAACATTATTGTTCACTACGCCACCGCCCATTTTCTTACTTTCATTATTGCTATGAACTCTAGCCCCTTTTGGTAAATTAACTAACTCCGGCCCTCTTTCTCCAACAACTGTCATACCGCCCCCCGAAACTCCTCCATTAGCCATAAAGTCTAATTTGAAAGTGTCTTTTATAATGTCACCTAATTTTTTAACTACTGCAAAAAGTAAAGCAGTAAGACCAAGAATAACTAAAGCAGGGAGGGCATAAATAGCAACTACTGTTAGCATTTGAATCATTATTTGTTTCACTACATAGGCTGCTAAAAAGACAAATAGTGCCTTCTTCGCTATTTTAAAGACTGTGCTTCTAAATTGTTCGTCGGTAAAGAACTTATGAATAATATCTAATCCTGTATAGAAGGTCGCTATTGCTAATGCTAATAATCCTTTTAATATAACTATAAGTATATCCCACGCTATCATTAATAGATTATCAACAAATTCTAAAGCATAGTCTAAAAATGTATAAATATCTCCCGATAATAAAGCACCTATCATACTAAATATTAACATAACATTATCTAATACTAATGACCCTATTTTCATTATATCATCTATTACTCCCATTTCTTCTAATATTCCTAATGAATCGTGAATAAATTTAGCCAAAACTAAGAATCCCATAATTCCTAACATTAGCATTATCATAACTTTAAAGGCATAATTAAGAACAGGCTTCATAGTTTTTTGAAGACTAATCATACCTTTTCTATACTTTAAAGTTCTTTTAGCCATATTTTCTTGAAATTTTTGCCGTCTTTCTCCTAGTCTAAGAGTAGCGGAAATTTTATCTTCTATCTCTTTAAATAGTTCAAGTTGAGTAGTTGCTTGCGATGGAGTTTTAGTTAAAAAGAACTCTTCTTTTAGTGCTTCTTGTTCTTTTGTAATATCAGCACTTATCCCTGCTCTACCTTCTTTAGTTTTCATGGCCTTTTCAAACTGTGCAACTTTTTGTGCTTCTTCAAAAACTTTAGTTTGTTGTTTTCCTTTTTTTACAAGTTCCTCTAATCCCCTACTAAATTGTTCATTAGCGTCAGCACCCTCTAACATAGCCACACTATATGCGTATGTTGCTTTAACTGCCTCCATAATTTGTTTAGTTTCTTCTTCTTGAACTTCTGTCCTAAAACGCCCCTCTTCGTGAAGTTGATTTATTAGGTCTAGTTGAGGGGCTAATGTTTCATATGCTTGAACTTGCTCTATTACTCTTTGATTTTGTTCCTGTGCTAATTTAGCATTGGCTTGTGATGCTTGTTCTACTTGCCCCAAAATATCAATAAACGCTCTAAATTTATTTTGTAGTCTCCATAATGGACTACCGGAAACAAGCCTAGCAAAAATAGTCCATTTTTTACCTGCTTTACTAGTAGAATCCGATATTTCAATTAATCTTTTAGTAAAACCCTTAAATTCAACTCCGGCATCTAAAGTAACTTTATTTAAATCACTAAGATTACCTGCGAGTTTTTGGATTTCATCCTCGGCCATATCATCTACCTGCGTTCTTTTTTGCTTTCTCTAACTCGTCATGTTTAATCTTTTCCATACTAAAATGAACTCTTAATAAATCCATCACTAAACTTGATGGCATTTTGTAAATTTCTAGTGGACTTATAGATAAAGCCGAAGCCAATGTATAAGTCATAATTAAGAATACTGTTTCGGGAGTAGTGCCTTTTCCCTTAATAGCATTCTCAATCACTCGTTTTTTTCTTCATCCTCCTGTAAAACATTCATAGGATTAGGTAGGATTTCTTTTAATTGATTGCCAACATAAGGACTTAGCCTTAGCATATCAATAGTTGAAAGGGAAGGTTCAGTTTTAGATATAAAATTCTCTACCATATAACGATACATGGCGTTAATATCAATATCTACATTTTGTGTTCTAGTGTCTATTTTCATAACACTATTCATGGCTTTTTCAGCCTCTAGCCATGTAGGTTCTTTTACCCACACTTTTAGATATTCTTCTTGTTCGGGTGCTACTTTAACATAGTGTAGCGTAGGCTCTTGTAGTGCAAATAGCACATTCTTATCTTTTATTACTTTCTTTTCAGTCATATTATCCACCTTCAAAACCAACAAACAAACAAACGGTGTTGGTGGAATTTAATTACTTGGCTATTGGAGTTTTCTTTTTCTCCTCCTTAGCCTTCTTTTTTGCTTTAGCCTTTTCTTGTTTTTCCGCTAAAGCCTTTAATCTTAATTTTTCTCTTTTATCCAAAGAATCACCCCTGTAAAACCCAATGTGTTGTTACTTCACACAAATGTAAATCTCTCGGCATTACTGTTCCTTCAATAGTAATTGGCCCTTTATCGTCGGGAATAGTAACATTAGCCGCACTTAAGAAATAATTTTTCAATTGTATTTTTATCTTCTCTCCATTGTCTTTATCAAATTCTAAATTTAATAAACCATTCGCTACTGTATCGGTGGCAATTTCTTCTGTTTGTGAATTAGCCCCAACTAATTCTTCATAGAGTTTATCATCAGTAATCATAGCAGTAAAAGAAATTTCATATGTTCTTTGAGCAGGTATAGCGTCTTTTATCTTTTTATTTCCTATTCCTAAAAATCTCTTGTCTTGTAGGTTGTTGTTGATTGTCAAAGTAAAATTAGTTATCTTCAAAAATTGTTGTCCAAATATACTAAAAGAACCACTTGAGAAAAAGAATGGCTCTAGCGATTCTGCCCCTGTTGCTGCTAAAGTATTTGAGCCGCTACCATAATTAAATAGAGTTGTGTTGGTTAAATCCGAATTTCCTCCTCTTGCTTGGTATGCTTCTTGTTGTTTTAGAGTATGAACTGTTCTAGTGTTTAAATCCATAGTCATTTTAACTTCTTCATTTTCATTAGCCGTCATAGTTAATGTATTGACTCTATTGCCTCTTGCTATTCTAACAAAATTCTTTGACTCGGAAGCCGCCGTCGTTTCTGTATTGTAGGTATTGGAAGATTCTAATTTACTTAGCGTTTGTTCAAGAGCAAAAGAAGGTAAGTCTTCTCCGTTTGCTTCTGCAAATGTATATTTGATTGGGTTTTGAATAACACCCGAAGCATTGTGGCTAGGTAATGTAAGTAATGCAAAATGTGTAGCAGTATCTTGGTGTGCTACGGGAGGTATCATAAATGAAGAATCAGTGGCAGTTCTATAAAATATAGGGCCTGTTGAAGTGTGTCCTTCTAAAGTATCGCTAAATGTTTTAGCGGTAGCGGTTTCTCCAATATCTAAATAATGAACATTATTAGCATGTGCAGTATAAGGTGGAGTTGCAGGGTCTAATGAACTTGAACCTGTAAATGTAGCATTAACCTTAGAACATTGTCCTAGCGCATAATATAACCATGCTCCATGATTTGTAATGTATGCTAAATTCCCACCACTAGAAGTTTCGATACCTTTGTATTGATGAGTAAAATTTCTTTTTCCTCCTAATGAAAGATTGAGTTGTTTCATCTCAACCTCAACACTTGGGAAGGTTGCAGTTTCCAAAAGACCCAACCAGTTATCAGCACTTAATCTAGCGATTGAGCCTGTTTTAGTAGTAGGGGCAGGAGTTCCATAAGCATGTAATACAATAAAATCTGTTGCATCTTGTATAGTTAAAGTATGTGCGGGGGTTATAGTAAAAGAAGTTGTGTCATTTGATGAAACAGTATGTGTTGAGACATAAGTTCCATTGTCGTATAAATCAACCTTACAACCAACATATAAGTCTTCAACCAATCTTACATTGTCGCTCCATAAAGCATCAGCAACTAATTGCGTACTTGTGCTTGTTCCATCTAAAATAATCTTCAAATCTAACTCCGGTATGAATGTTAAACTTGCTCCACTGCCTAAAAATATATCTGTATTTGTCATGCTTATCTCCCCTCTCCTTTACTTACTTACTAGGGAATACTTAATGCGAATCGTTTTGCTTCTACTGTCAATTTATATCCAAATAACCTCTTTGCTCTATCGTTGCTCTCGCTTCTTGAACCTACAAACACTTGATTAAACTTAGAACCATCACTTGCAGTATATCCCTTACGACCTCGCTCAAGCGTATGACGGGCTATCAAGTATAAAGCCTTTAGCCTATCTTTTCCAAAACTAGCATCTGTTCCGGCTCTTTCATCATGTATGGTTCTCATGTGCATTGTAAATGAATAAGTTTCATTTCTTACATCAAAATGAACTGTTGGATATTCTATATTTTGAGAATCTTCAAAGAATACTATAACATCTTTAGCCGTTAAGTCATATCTAACTCCTCTATTTTTATCTAGTGTTCTAACATCAACAAAATTAGGAGTTCCTGCATGGTCGGCAGTTATTTTTCCTTCACTAATTAATGTTGTAACAGAAGAACTCCAATTAGTAGAGACTAAATCAATAAGTAAACTTACTTCATCCATATTATCGCCTCAATGCTTTTTTGAAATCATCACTTATTTTTTGAGATAAAGCCCTGCTAAAGTTTTCTTGTGCATTCTTTATTATTTCTTTATTGCTAAACGACACATCAATTCCTAATACTTCCGATAATTCCTGCATAGCCTTTTGTCTTTCCATTTCTATTTCTAAAAATTTCTTGAACATCTGTATTTCTTGCATAGAAATCACTCAATTAAATAAACTAAATCACCCTTTCCTTTCAGTATATCCATAGCCTCTTTTGTTAGAATGTCATACTTTTCTTTAGTTGAAATATTACCGCCCGTTTCAGCAATCATTATTGTTTGGTCGTCGTGTCTTAGCAATTCAGCCGCAACTAACATTGTAGTTGCTTTATGTATAGCCGAAGGAACTCTTGAAGAACCCGCAACATAAGTTATTATGATTGAGTTTTGAGTGTGATATGGATAATCTCTTAGGAAAAATATTCTTCCATCATCTTTAATACTCCAAAAACTACCCAATCTTTTCATATCTTGCATGTCTGTAAATGCTTCCGAAGTTGATTGTGAATCTTGACCTGCTTTATCTGTAAGTGTTATTGTGCATCCCGAACCATCTTCTCCTGCTAACAAACTTGAAATGTTAATCTTATATCCATTATCGGGGTCAATAGAAGCATAAAAGAAATCACTTATGCTTAAATTATTAGGTGAAGAAGTTCTTTCTTTTTCTCTATTAGCCCCTGTAAATTGAGCAGTATTAGCAGGAAACTCTTCATTAATTAAATGGCAAATATCCCTAGCAGTTGTCTTTGCTCCAAATCTACTGTCGAATGTATTATGAGCCGACATAGTTCCTTCCCCTTGAAAAAACAACTCAAAGGTATCACCACTATTAGGAAGTTGTAAAGTTATTTTTCTAAGATGTTGAAAACTATCGGGGTTTAGTGTGACGCTTGCTTGAGCCGAAGCCAACTCTTGATAACTATTTCCTTGCCAAACTTTCAAAGATATTACTTTCTTTAATTTCATTGTGGCTAATTGTATAAATCCAACATAGCCACCATAGTATGCTTGCATTGGGTGTCTAACAAATTCAAAATCATGGAACTCATCTTTGTGAATAATAGGTCTGTATGACCTCTTTACTTTATCATCGACAATACCTTCTATGTTTTTTATAATTTTACCAACTTGGGCTTGACTAGGATAAGTAGAAGATGAAAATGCAGGAACTTGTAGCATATCCGATACTGCATCTTTATCTGTATAATATCCTTTACCTGTTGAATAATCAACATCAATAGATGTATAGTCGCTTGGGGATGATGCTATTGCCATTTTAAATACCTACCTCTAGTGTTTTTACTCTACTTAATATCGAATTTATAAATGTGTTTAAATGAGAAATGTCTACTCTACTTTCTATAATACGAGTTTTTTTCTTTTTAGGATTGAAACTTCCTCCTTGAAATATTATAGATGTAGGAGTGGCGTATAATCTTTTTATTTCATAATTAGTTGATTTTTTTGTTTTTGTTTTTTTCACTTCAAAATCAATTTTATACACATTTTCTAAATCATTCAAGTATGGTTTTAGTCTTCTTTTCAAAAAAGTTTTTGTCTTTTCAAAGGATTCCTTTTTCTCGTCTTTACTAAACTTACTAGGAGCATCTTTATATTTTTTATAAAACTCATTTTCCATTTTTTCTACTTCTTCTTTTTTAGTTTCAATCATTTGTTTTATTTCATCTTCTAATGCAGGTGACTCTTCAAAAATATTATCCTTGCCATCGAAAAAAATCTCATAAGTAAATTCTTGAAACTTGTCTATCGAGTTTGCTTTTTTGTCGCCAAGTAATTCCGGTGAAGTAGTACCTCTAAAAATTTGAAGCAAAGTAAGTCCTGTTTCTCCTATTAGTTTTTCTACTTCTTTTTGAAAATCAAATAATTCTGTTGCTAGTTTATTAGAAATTTCTTGTTTTTTCGCTTCTTTTTCTAAGTCTTTAAGTGTAGGTCTAACTATATTTACTTCTTTTCCTTTTTTATCTTTTACTTCATCTAATTTTCTATCTATTTCTCTTTCCTTTTCATCTTCAAAATCAAGTAACATTTTTCGATATTCAGTTTTGAATGTTCTATTTATTTCATTCCTTAATTTTTTTTCAAGATTTTTTATTTGCCTATATTTAGCAACTTCTTCTTTATTATTATCTTCATATTTTTTACCTAAATGAACAACTATCGGGTCTACTGCGCTTGTTGGGGTAACAGTTCTTCTGCTTCCCATAGTTTCTACAACCAATGGAATAACTTGGTCTGTTAGTGTAGAAACTAAATCCGAAGGAGTATCTGTTCCTAACTGTGGGTTTTTTCCTCCTCTCTTCAAATCACCGGAAGTTTTTGTGTAGGGTTCTGCAAGTTTAATGTTAGTAAATCCTAAATTAACTAAGGTTTTGAATTTATCTCCATCTTTGAATTTGTTTAATTCATCTATTTTAACTCGCTTAATATTATCAGCATCAGTTGTTATATTATACAAATCATCAAAGTAAGAATCATAATCTTCAACTCCTTTCTTTAATTGAACTTTTGTTTCTTTAGAGTCTAGTGGAAACTCATACATTCTTTTCAAAGTGCTAGGAGTAAGTTCATTCAACTTATAATCCATAATTCTATCATCTAACTTAACAGAATTAAATCTTTTTTTAACTTTTTTATTTCCTAATAGTTCTCTTAAAGTAGTATCTTTGATTTTATCTAGGGCTTGTTTGTATATTTTTTTATATTCTCTTGCTTTGCCTTGATTTACTTTCTTTAAATTATCCCACTCGTAGTTATCATCGATGTTATTATTAGCCTTTCTTACTCCGACCTTTATATCTAAAATATTATTTAAAATATATTTCAAAAAAACATCATTTGCTATGTCACTATTCCATTGTTTAGGCACACCGTTTATAATGACTTTCAAAAAAATCACCTTCACATTAACCATTTAGCCCAAGCCGCACCTTTCTGTATGGCACTACCTAAACCTAAACCGCTTGAAGGTGGCTCATAACTCATTTGTCCTTGAGCATCTATCCAATATGGTCTACCATAATTGTCAGTTCCCGATGGTGGAATAGGATAACCACTACCATTATTCATAGCCCCTTGCATTTGTTGATATTGTTGAACATTACCCGTTAGCCCTGCTACTGCCATACCTGCGGTTGGTTGTTGTAGTGGCATTTGTCCTGCTCCTCCACTAAACCCTTGTGATTCTAAGTATTGTTGTTTAGCCAACTTTCTTTGATTAACAACTTCTGTATTAATCGCAGCGTCTAGTATTCTTTGTATATCTAACTCAATGTTTTCTTGAGTAATCTTTTCAAATTCTCTCATAGCATCATTATGAATCTTTAACATTCCTGTTGTAGAATCCGTTGTAAATTGTAATTTAGCCAACATCTTACTAACTACTCTTTCTACAACATCTTCCATGAGTTTTTCCATCTGTGTCAAAAACATTTGACCGTGATATTGAAAGAACTCTTCAACATGATTATCTTGTAAAGAAAGTAAATTATTTACATTCTTAAATTGTTGGTCGCTTTGTTGTTGAACTGCCCCTAAAACTGTGCTATTACTTGTTCCTAAAATCCCCATATTACTCACCCTGCTCTCCTTTAATTAGATAATTAATCCTTTCTGTATTTAATTGTATTTCCGCCGTCAATCTAACTATTTCTGCCATTTGTGTTTCTGCATCCTTAGCCGGAGTTGGTGGCGTTATAGTCCACCCCATGCTAGTCAGCCTCATAACATCTTCTTTAGTTAATGTGTTTAATTGTTGTCTTTTTAACATAGAGGGCATTTTCGCTTTAGGAATAAATGCTTTAAAATCTAAGCCGTGTTCATCAGCCAATATTTGTTGTTGTAGCATTTCCATTTGTTTATGAATCGCTGCGTGTTTTTGACAATAAGTTCCTCTTAGTGGCCTTCCCTTCTCTACTTTATCTAGTGGTATTGGCGGCCTTAAATAATCTCCTGCTTCCCAAACATGGTGAGTTCCACATACTACGCATCTATCTTTAAAGTTAAACTTATAGCCGTATCTTAAGAAAAGAATCTTTTTCTTCTCCGGTAGTAATACCTTTCTTATTTCTTTCATTTGTTTCTTTGGTTTTAGCGCATCATACTTGTAATCCTCGATTGGCCCAACTGCTCTATATTGTTGCAGTTTGGGTAAAAAAGCATTCTTCGCTTGTTGCGTCTGTATTAAATTTGGTTGTTGATACATCTTATCTTCTCCTTAATAATCCCTTGACTTTTTGACTTAAAGTTTTCTTTTCTTCTTTATCCGTTGGACTTTCTTTTCTTTCTCTAATCTTTCTAGTAACTAAAAAGTAGTATTCCCCTGCTTTTTTAGGGTCTTGGTGATAAACTATGCTAGGCCATTTTGTTAATTTTAAACCTAATTCCTGCGCCTCCTGTATTTTCCCTAATATATTTTGAAAATCTCTTGTTAGATTATTACCTGTCAATTTAAAATGAGTGGGTGCGCCTCTAAATATTGGTTTATACACGCTTGGGTCTTTTTTAAATAAAATAGGTAGGCCAAAAAACATAAATCCTATATCGTGAAATTTATTGTCTAAAGGTATTTGGTTTTGCCAACCATATTTGATACTGCTTCCTTCACTTCTGTAGGCTTTTTCCATTGTTTGTCTAAGAAATTGTCTAACAAAAGCATGTTGTGGGTCACTAGGAACGGACAAATGACCGTCTTTTTCTGTATAATATACCTGTTCATCTAAACTCATGCTATCAATAATCCTTTATCATAGTAGTTATTCCTTTATACACCATTTCGGGGTCGGACTTTGCTGATACTATATATTTGAAACAAGGTATTCCCTTGTCATTCAACTGCCTCATCCCATATGTAAAAGGTTCAAATATTTCATGTTTGTCTATGGGTCTTTCGCTTTTATACTTCTCTCCCCACATATCATATTTGTTAGCCCATATACCAACTGCCATAGGATAGTCTACTTCTTTTTTCTTTCTACCCGAAGGCCATCTATCAGCCACAATAGTATCTACTAAAAATTTCCACGCTAACTGATGGTCTAAATTAGAAGGAGAATCTAAATGTCTATGGTCTATCATAAAAATAATATATCTTACTCTACGCTTTTGCATATCTTTAACCCATTCTTTCCAATAAATTGCTTCTCCTCCTAAGTCAGCACTTTTAATTGTATGAGAATCTCCATCAATTTTTACATTTTTTCTAGTTGCTCTATGTAAACCAACTGTTCTATCATTTATTGTAGGGACTTCCCCTCTTGTTCTAAGTTGGTGGCTTAATGTTGTTTTACCAACCATTGTAGAACCATAGACTCCAAAGTTAATTGCATGGACTCTTTTGTAAAATCCTATAATTGCTTCACCTACTAATATAGCAAAGCCTGTCATTATGGACATTTAATGCCCCCAAATATCTTTAGCCCTCTCTATAATCCAACCCATTATATTAATGTCAAAGACTCCCATTATATTACCAACTAGAAAAGCGGATAGTGCGATACAAGAACCCCAAAAATACATTTTCATTTTAATAAAAAACATATCTGCTGAATGCGCCCTACTTTGATTATACACATAGTCGGACTCACTAAAGCCCATTATGTCTCCAAAGACCAATTAATCACAACCTATTGTTGTATAGTTGCTAGGAACTCATTACTGATAGTGTTGTCTTCAAAGGTAGCGGTAGGTTCTTCCGCTACTACATTGTTTCTCCAACTATCTCTTCTAGCCGTTCCAAATTGCCTCATGCTTTCTTGAAGTTTAGCCTTGATTTGTTCTTCTCTTTGTAGTCTTTGGAAGTGGTTTTCTATCTGTCTATCCAACAATCTAATTTCTATCTTGTCATTGAGTGACAAGTCGAATAGTGCTTTCATAACCATTATTCCACCTACTGTAATAAGACCAAATAAAACAGAATGTGCTAATGCTCCATATGGGAAGTTTAATCCATATGCGGAGTAAAAATATACATTTGCTCCGCTAACTGTTCCGACAAATAAAATTGTCATAATCAATCTTGTATCTTGACTTAGTGCTGCCATAATAAAACCTCAATTGAACTCTACTGAAATGTTAGCAGTAGAACTTCCGGCTTCTGTTATTTCTAGGAAAATACCGTTTCTACACAAAACACCGTGCATATCATATTCTAAATTATAGTGTCCATTAGTTGCTTGATGTATTCTAGCAATTTCTGTTCCACTATTATTAGTTCCATTGAATACTTTAACTGTTACTGCGTCTCCACCCGATATTGAAATTGCCGAATGAATGCTAATTAACTTAGCCCCTTCATTACTCACAATCGCACTTGAGCCTAAAACTCCACTACTTCTACAACCGCCTATGCCCGTCATACTATCACCTGTTCATTCAATGGAGATAGACTCCACCTATTTAATGTAGCGATTACTCTTTCTTAGATTTAGAAGGAGTTTTTGCCTTTGTTCTAGGCTTAGGCTTGGGTTTAGGTTTTACCTTTTTTGGTAAAAGTTCATCCGCTAATTCCTTAACAGTTGAAATATCCTTGCCTGTTTCTTTACATCCCAATAGAACGATTTTTTCATCCAATGCTAATAATTCTTCTCGGTCTTCTTCATTAAACACAAAGAAATAATTAGGGTCGGAAAGACGAAGAACCGCCCATTTTACTGAAACGGTTTCTTCATCTTTCCTTGTAATTTCTTTCTTTGGTGTAATGTTAAGTCTACCGATTTTAGAATCATCAGTTAATCTAACTGTTACCAATTAAATCCCCTCAAAGGTTGCCCCAAACTCTCAATCTAACAGAGCCACCGTTGCCATCATCGGAAACAGTAGCGTTTGTTCCATCAAGTGAAGTAAACATAAGAGCAAGTGAAGTGCTTGACTCATAAGCCCCTGTTGCTGAACACTCAATTTGTGGTTGTATTCCGTTAGCGTTATCAAAACCTGTAATTGTTGCACAATGTATTGTAGATAATCCAAAGTCAGCCGCAGGTATAACTGAACCTGCCGCAACAATAGATGTTACATCAACTAGTGCATCAACAACATATTCATCACCGCATACTTTAGGTCTAGTTACTCCCTTGTGGTCTGCTAGTAAAGTTACTGTAAATGCCAATGCCATTTAAATCACCTACTGTCCAATAGCCATGAAATAAACTACATCACCGCTTACACAATGAATAGCAACATCACCGCTTGCTAGTGGTAAATCTGCATTAACTACTGCTGCTGCCGCTTCTTCCGCAGTTCCCTTATGGGTAAATACAAGACTTTCAACTAGTGATAGTCCGGTTTCGATGTTTCCATCTGTGCTATCCGAAGTAGTTTGACCGCAAACTATCTTTCTGTTTCCTTCTAAATTCATTTCCAAATGTATTACTGTCGCAAATGCCATATTATATCCTCTCCTTTATTCTCCTTACTGTATGTTTGTTATCTTTCCTTGACCCTTGAAGAAGGAACATCCGACTTCACCAATTGTTCGATACAAAGCCCTGTTACCTAGAGTTCCGACACCGAATGGGTTTCCATTAGCGATACCATCTTCAAAGTATTGTGTTGGCTTCATAACCGATAGCCACAAATGGTCTGTATCAAGGAATAGTAAATCACTTAGTTTTGTTGAAGCACTACCTGTTTGGCACATGTCCTTAACAGGGATTAGTGGAATATCATAGTATGTTGCTACTCTAAATCCAACTTCTTGTCCTTTAACTCCTCTAACACCGTTTACGGTAGGAACAACTTCTTTTCTATCCATAAATCTTTCTTGGCTTTGTAACAAGTCAGCAAGTGCTTGAATAGTATCGTAGCCTGTTAGAATAACCTTTGGAGAACCACCGGCTAGTCTTAGGTTTCTAATCATATCATTGAGTCTTGTTAGTGTTAATGAACGAACATCACCGGAAGCATAACCACTTCCAAAGTCTACTTCTGCATCAAGGAAAGAGGCTGCGGTAAATCTTTCACTACCGTAAATCTTTCCTAAAGCGTTAGAAGCGGAAGTAGTATCAGTTGCGATAACTCCACCATCAATTGCTAGAAGTTCTGCTCTTGAGGTAATAACCTTGTTTAAAGAAGTATAGTTGTGTCCGATATTTGGCATAGCGGATGATTCACCATAATGCTCTAGTGGCATAACCAACATTTTATTTTGAACTTCTGCGTGATGCTTCCCCATATCTTCTCTCATTTGCGCTCTAATGTCACCAATTCCATCATCGATTTGAGCCATTTCCATAGCAAGTTCGCTAAAGTCAAATTGATGTGCAACGACTTTAGGACTCATGTTGAGTTGTGCATATGTTGGAGCAATTGGGCCTAGTCCGTCTTGTGCAGTAGAAAGGGCAGCATTTTCAGGAACACCACCAATCATATCTGCTCTTGGACTATCCGAACCTAACTCTGCTAAGTTTTCTGTTCCGCTTGCATCAACAGTAAACAAATTACCGCTTCCACCGGCAGGTCTTGACTTTAGAACTCTCCAACCACTAGAAGAATATGGTCTTTTTGAAATCATTGAAAGAGCATTAACTTCTCTATTCAACATAGACCATACTTTCTGTCCGTAAACAATATTGTATAGTGCTGATACATCACTAACGGCACTACCGGAAAATGCCGGAGAACCATCGTGTCCTGTATGTATTCCACCTATTGCTCCGGCTTGCTTTAACAAAGCGTTACCGGCAGGTAAATTATTTATTCCATATGTGCTTGCTTCTAAATCTGCTATTGTGTTAATATATCCACTCATCTTAAATTCCTCCTACCATTTTGTGAATGTCCGACCAATCCATGTCAGCCATCTCTTCCATACTTGGGAGTTTAATTGCGGATTCTTCTTGTGCCTTTAGAATAGTCTCTTTTTCAGCAGTCAAAGATTTCCTTAGTTGTGTAAATTCATTCTTAAGAGAAGCAATTTCGCTTTGTGCATCATAGTTTTGCTTGGCGATAACATTCTCTCTTGTTGAAATTTCTTTAGCGAATCTTGCTTCAAAGGACTTCTTTAGGTTGTCATAAGCAAGTGCTTCAAGTTGTTCTTGTCGGAAAGCCTCGTAAGCCTTTTCGATGTTAGCGTTTGACAAATCAAGAGTATCGAACTCTCCATTGTTAAATGCTTTAACAACCGGCATATCGGAAGCAGTTGGCTTACCGTTATTAATAACGATACGGTCAGCAGGTTCGCCAATTTGGTTTCCTGCACCATCAAGAGTTCTTAAGTAAGCCTTTGCTTCTTCATCTTGATACTCGGCCATTTCCTCTTCATCCGCCATTTCTTCATCTTCCTTGTCCATATCCATGTCTTCTTCTTCATCCGCCATTTCATAGTTTCCTCTTTCCATGTCGTCGTCGGTCATTTCCATGTGGTCTTTGCTATGGCCTTTTTCATCCATCTCTTCTTCTTTACGAAGCGTATTTACTTCTTCTAACAAAGTATCTAACT